GTCAATACACTGACAGAGAACCCTATAAAGACTGGCACATTTCACATCCAGTCAGTACATCCCAACCTTATTTAATAACATATGAGGTTTAGCATAACCAATAAGCCATATTTTTGTGTTTACATAAACCTTACCATAGCAAGGAGGCTTGTAAACGAGCCCGTAAACACCGCATATGCGGGTAGTTTAACGTCTTCGGACGTCACAAACGATCATCCACAATCATTATCATGATCTGGTAGATCATCCAAACATTGCCCAAATTCCAACACAGGTCGTTGCCAAAATCTCTTGTGTACCCAAGACACACTATCGGACTGCAACATGAAAGCACTATCACCACACCAACTAGCAACACAAGCCACATATATAGAATCTACATTAGTAGCGGGGGACCAACAAACATCACTAGTTAGGGTATAATTACCAGGTCCACGAAAGTTAAACTCAAAACTTCTGGTAAAATGTTCTTGATGGCACAAGCAATAAATACCATCATGTAACACAGTAATCCCATGACCATCACGTTTTAACAATTTGGGATCAATAAAACTATTCACACCTACAAAAGGTGAAAACAGACTAGAGCACCCATCATTAACCCAAGAAGACACAGGAGGTGTACAAAACACAATAAACCTAACCCAACCTGGGAACTTTGTGGCAACATCGTTGTTATAAATATCAACATTAAATCTCATAGTCTTAATCTTCATGTGATAAATATCAGCACCAACCTCAACATTATCATTAAGATCAACCTGCAAAGGATAACATATAAAACCAGTATAATCAACATCCCGAACCACATGATGAGTCGATCTCTGTATGTAATAAGGGAGGTGATTATCGTCGCTATATGCCATATCAAATACAGGCATACAATGATCGATATCCATCACAAATTGTAATTATAATTATAATTATAGTCGTAACTTACAAATTGCAAATTACTATTGATAATTTAAGTTATTTATTTTATTTTTATTTTAAGCACCGTAACTAGTACTTTAACGCTTGTGCGAGCGGAAAAACAAAGTACAATCGCAAAGGAAAAGCGGCCAAAGGCTCACGCAAGTGCGGCACAAGGCTCACGCACAAATTTTTCACAAACACTGCTTCTGAGTGACACCAAGTGGGCATATAAATATGATTATGAATCGTACCGTATGGAGGGCTATTTTGTTTAGTAACCTCCCTTTTACTTTACACTCGTTTTCAAATTGAGGTAGTCGAAAAGGTACATCGATAAATTACTGCATCCAGCTCCCCGGGCCTACACCCCACTTACGTCACTTAGAACAGCGGTACTAATAAGTA